CCAACGCAGTAGCAGCTTTAGGGCCACCGTTGTAGTCAGCCAGCGCCATATTCATGTTGCCGTTGTACTTCTTCAGGTTGTCCTTGATGTACCGTGCGGCACCATCAGCTTCAGACCGGAAGTCACCGTACTGAACACCATAGGCTTTGGCCGTAGGTTCCATGAATTGGAAGTAACTACGGGCACCCTTGTCAGAAACAGCATCACTTCTGAAACTAGATTCGATGCCTCCGATCTTGAACAGTGTGCCTGCAGGGATCTCGTGCGTCTTCTCAATTTCAGCAGTAATGGTCCTCGCTTCATCTAGATTAAATTTGGCCATTACTTACCTTTTTTCTTCATGAAATCTACGATCTCATCGACTGGTTTATCCAGCATGTTGTTTTGCTTGAGGTACTCGAATGCACCCTTGGAGGTGATGTACTTCATTGCAGCCATGCCAGAGCCTGGTTGCTGTTGTGCAGCAGGTTTGGCAGCGTTGGATTCAGTCCAGTCCTGATAGACCTTTGTGCGCCACCCTTCGTAGGACATCTCTGCGTTGCGCTTTGTATTCGCATCACGCTGTTCAGTCTCGATGTTGGTGCCGATCCATGTCTCGATTTCCTTCTTGGAGTACACGATACGGTTCTGGTTCTTGTCGGTAGCAGGTACACCACCAATCCAAGCGTCATAGCCACCGTAGACGTTGGGGGCCAAACGGATCTGGTCACCAATGCGGGACACCTTGTCCTCAGGTTTCTCAGTGACCGGAGCCAGTGAGCCTCCCATACGCATGACCCCTTCAGCGACATCGAGAGGAGTCTTGATGCCCTCGAAGAAGGGCTTGGTAGGAGCATCACCACCGTAGTCACGAGCTGCCTTTTGCTTGATGAACTTCGTCATCCACTCGCTACGGTTCTGGCCATCAGGGACGCTAGGAAGGTCCTTGTTGTAGTAGATCGTGTTGTTGATCACCGTGGTCACTGCAGGGTCCGCGAGGTAGGTCATGACCTGCTCAACAGCCTTCTCAGGTTCCACCTTGCCGCTACGCACCAAGTCACCCACCATTTCCATGGCATCGGATTTGATCTGCGTGAGGTTGAGGTCCTTGTTGCCACCCCAGAGACCTGAGGCCCAGCGATAGGAGGGAGACCAGAAGTGTGGGTTGACTACCGAGTCAACGATCTTGTCTGCCTGGTTCTTCTTGATGGAGTAATCATCCGTGCTAATGCCAGAGTTCATTCCTTCGTAGATCAGAGAGGCTGCTGCATCCACATCAGGGGAACCATTACGCATGGCATTCTGGATGCGGCGGAAGATCTTCGCGTTGTCCTTACCGGCATACGCATCGGCCTGCTCTTGGCTGGTCTTGGCGATGTCCAGGTAGGTAGCGATGGCTTCCTTGCTCTGAGGGTTCAGAGTGCCGATCTTCTTGTCCTTTGATTCCCAGCCCAGCGATGCCAGGTTGAATGCCTGGATCTTGTTGGACCAGTCAGGGTTCAAGCGGTCGTTGGTTGCCCACAGCATGACCTGTTTGTTCATCGGGAGGTTCTCAGATTGGATCTGGCGGCGGATGACTTCATCAGCCATCTCGCCAGCCTTCTTCTCACCAATCTTTTCCATGGTGCCACTAGATGGGTTGAGCACCTGGGCGTTGGCGATGGCATCTTTGTTTCGTGCGAAGGTTCCTGAGCTGACTGCGAGGTCAACTGCGGAGGACACAGCAGCGTGGCCACGTTCGGCTTCAGCGAGCAAACGGGCTTGGCCCTCTTCCTTGAGCTTCTTGGCCATGGCACCTTCAGCAGCAGCTCGGTATTGAGCAGCCACACCTGTGCCCACCACGTCCTCAATCGTCTGGCCAGCATCGAGCTTTTCTTTGAGGAAGCCTTCGAGCAGATCCACACGGCCACTCTTAGCGAGATCCGTGAGGGTGCCGTTAAGGGCAGCAGTACGTTGCTGAGGGGTGGTCAAGAGTTTCATCTGGACCGCACTACGATAGGAGTCGCCCAGGGCCTTAGGGCCTTCTGCAGCGGGGATCTCACCGGACTTGGCCTTCTCAAGCGTGACACGCATCTTCTGGTTCGCCTGAGCATCAGCGAACTCGATGGCCTTCTGGTTCATCGACTGCAGCGTTAGGGCCTGCAAGCGGTTGGTGACAGAGACCATGCTCTTACCGTAGCCAGCCTTAGTGTACTCGTCCTGGTTCTCCAGGGAGGCTGAGGATTTCTCAGCGAGGTACTTCTGTGCATCTTCCCAGGTGGCAAACTCACCACGCTGGGCTTTGGACAGCACATCCATCTCAACGCTAGACGCAAGGTTCTCACCATATACGTGCCGCATTGCGGCCACACGAACGGGAGACTGAACGGCCAACAATGTGCCGTCCTTGATCTGCTTCTCTAATTCAGCGTTAGGCATGGAACGGGCCGCAGCCTCACCATCCTGCTGATCCTTGATGTTTTGCTTCTGCTGCAAGGTTGCCAAAGCATTCTGTGCAGTGGGTGAAGCGAAGATTTGTGCAAGTTGGACAGCCTTGTTACCGGCTGGGTCACTACGGACTTGCTCAGTTTGGATGTTAGGGGCCGCAACAGTTTGCAGTGCCTCAGCACGGGGATCATACCCCACTTGGACTCGCGCCATAAATGTTCCTTAGATGATTACCTTGTCCCGCGAGGGATCGGATTCTTGTAGTCGTAATAGGCTGTGCCAATACGAAGAGCAGCGCCTGCATAATCAGGAGCGGCTGGGGTCTTGAGACCGTTGATCGCACTTGCAGCCTGGATACCAATGTTCTCACGTTGGTTGTTGATGGCCATCTCAGCGTTGTCGTAGTTCGTCACTACGGAGCTAGTGTATCGACCACTCTTGCCACTGAGGTCAGCGAGCAGAGCATCGACAGACATGCCTGACACACCGTTCTCACCTGCAGCCACTTGAGCGGTTGCATCGGCGGAACGAGCATTGAGGTTGTTCTCTTCGAGCTTCTGAATGCCCGCTTCGCGTTGCTGCATGTGTTCCAGGTTTGTCTGGTTCACGTTAGCAGCCATAGCCTTCATGCTTGCATCGTACTGGCGTTGATTAGAGTCTTCTTGGACCTTCACGGCCTGCTGTTGCCCGTAGACACTGACGGCTGCTGTGGCCGCTGTGGCCCATGCCATCGTTGAAGCGATGGTGACGGTACCGGTTACTGGATCACACATTCTGGATCACCTTATAAAATTCGATGTAGAACTCACCATCTGGCCCATGTTGCTGAGGCTCCCTAAAGGAGAACCCCAGCCACTTGAGCCATCGGATGTGTTCGATATTTTTTGCCCACGCAATGTTGTAGAGAACGGGGTGACCCTCAGACATCTCATTGAGAAACTTGAAGCTCTCCCTAAGAAATTGCTTGCGGATCTTAACGAGCAGCGGAGAGGCGAGCATCCATGGGATACCCACCTCACCTTGCTTGCCCCCTACCCCGAAGATGCACACTACTTTCCCATCCAGCAGGACGGTTCGGTTGTAGTTGCAGGTGAGGTAGGCCTGTCTAAGAGCCTCTTCCGGTGTCCTACGAGCCAGGTGCCAGATCTCGTCACGGTCCTCCTGCCTCATCGTGACGCTGAGTTCAGCGACATCTCGAAGGTGGGTAGGACGGACTTTGATATTAGATGGCCTGACTACGTTTGACGTAGAAGCCTTCCCAGTCTGCACTGAGGAATGAACTTGGGAGTGGGCTGTCATTTTCTAAAACAATTGAGGTGCCGATGTTGCGGCTAATGATTGGGATCTGGAATCGACCAGAGCTAATGCTGTAACGACCGACCACCGCAGCTTCCCCTAGGACTTTCCCAGAGAACACATAGGTGTACGTATCGCGGCCAATAGGCGTGACGGTGGCTTTGAAATAACCAGCATCAGCATAGTTGAATGCAACCTTGCGGAGCTGCAGGCGACCCTCAGTGTCACTCTTCTGGCCACCACCCTGCTGGGCAGTGCGGACAGTGATTGTCGAGAGTTCATACTTGAAGAGGTACTTGCGGCCAAACGCGATGGTGGCACCAGTGATGTTGCCCTGGACTTTGGCTGTTGAGCCATCCCAGATCACATCATAGATCTCACCAGCCTTGAGGCTTGGATGGTCCTTGACCACAACCACATACTCACCAGTGCTGGGCGTGTATCCCAAGCTGGTCAGATTGATTGTTGTGTAGCCTGCACTGTACGTGAGGTCATCAGTATCGAGAGCCACCTTGCGATCCAGGTGGACCGTGTAGGGTTCATCAGGACCAATGTCACCAACAGACACACCCACCTTCTCGAAGTAGGCACCATCAGATCGGTTGACCACGAGGTACATCTCAGAGCCAATGAAGTCCACGTTCAGGATCGTAGTGTCAGACCCGAAGGTCCACTTCGACCACGAGCTTTGGAGCTTGTCGTTGTTGGCCCAGAAGTACTTGTAGACATACAGGGCAGACGGATCATCCGATGACAGGGCCACCAGGATGTCCTCGTTGGTCGCTGAGGTGATCTTGAAGATGTTCGCTGGGAGGTACTTGGGCACATGGCCGGTCACATCCATCGAGTCGTTGCCGATGTTATTCACGTCAGCGAAGTACTCACGGACAGCCGAGTAGTCACCCTTGTCCACCGCGAAGTAGACGTTCTTACCAATGCCGATCGGCTTGGCTACGGTGTTGCAAGGGAACTCAGTGGCAACCTTAAGGCCCACCGTCTTGGGAGTCAGAAGGTCATTCTGGTCCACCACGAACTGGGTCTGCTCAGAGAACAACAGGAGCTGCTTGTTGAAGGGCACTGCATGTTTGAGCAGGGACACCTTCGTGTGGCTAGCGTTCACGTCAATCGGATCTGAGTCCAAGAGCTGCGTGACTGTAGTTCGCATGAAGTTGAAGTAGGAGCCAGCCTCAGAGAACACCACGGCCTCATCAGCGAGGAAGCCTAGGCGGTTACGGTAGAAGAAGATGTCCGAAATGGCATGGTCCACGAAGGACGAGAATGGATTGGAATCATCATCACCCACGAGGCGACTCTTGTAGGTTGCCTGCTTGAAGGTGAACGTACCGTCAGCCTCACGCACCAGGATGTGGGGCATGGTGGCCGCATTGAAGGACGAGAGGATGCCAGGAGCTGGGCATTCCTGCCAGACACCCACACCAGTGGTTCCGGTGTTGGTGGAGTACTTCACGTAGTAGCTATCGAATGGAGCCGTAGCGGTCTCCCCTGCCCCCGTGCCGGTGATCTCAATGACCACACCATCCACGCCTGGGTTGGCAGGAAGGTCAGCAAACTTCTGCAGCTTGCCTTTGATGCCCACCATGGCCCCATTGTTGAAGCCATCCTCAGTACCCAGGGAGAAGTCCGTGGAGCTGGAGAGGTAGATGGTGGAGCCATTCAGTACCTTGGTCACACCTGCCACGGAGATGGCGGTGTAGAGTTGGTTGGCGATGTAGTCAGTGGCGATCTGTGCCGTGTGTGCCGCAACGCTACCATCAGGTGCCGTAAAGCTGGCCACCTGGGTGCCGTTGAGGAACACCTTGTAGGTCTTACCGTAGTTGCCTGCCTTGACGTTGATCAGGGCCTCGAAGGGTCGTGTGGGCGTGGTGGTTGCTGCCTTGCCTACAGTCACCCCTTTGTTCACCACGAAGGTGTAATCAGCCACAGTGACAGACGAGAAGGACTTAGCGGGGTTCGCAGAGTTCAGGTAGGTTTTCCCGTTGGGGAAGTTCACCGTCTTCTCTACGCCAGCCACGTCATAAACCTTCAGATCCCCGTTAAAGACCACGGCAACATATCGCTCGGTGGTGTCACGGTTGATCGTGTGGATGAAGCAGTTAGCTAGAGGGGTATCCTGGATTTTCTTGAGGTGCTGCGTGGGTGGTCTCTTCTTCAACCCCTGCGAGACAGTGGAGAGACCATTCTCTTGGACTTCGCCCTGAGAGTTCAGTCGAAGGGTAAAGGGTTGCTGAGAAACACCGTTGACAAAGTTGGGAATGGAAGAAGAGATCAATGCCATGTTATCTGTCAATGACTCGCATTACCGAGTAATTGCTTGTGAGGATGTTGTAGTCACCGGTCTTTGCTTCGTACCGGCGCATGGCTCGGAGAGCACGAGCTTCGTCTTGCTCCGTGAAACTGCCGAGTGTGTCAGAACCCACCACTCGCTGCTGGAATACACGAGCAGAGCGAACGGTGATGTAATGGCGAGCTGCCTGGGGCAACTCATTAAATTCTAGAAGGATCGTGAGGTCAGCCTTGATGCTGTTCGCGAAACTGTAAGTCTTGTTCTTGCGGTCGTAGAGGCGGTTACCGCGAATCGCCACATCGTGGTCAGAGGTGTACGCAGACACATCCACTTCGATGGTGTTGGGTGCCACGAAGATTTCGCCAGTGCCA